CCAAGGTCTAGGTTATTGCCCAACACCAGTGTTAGACCGTTGTCAGTAAAACGCACAGACTGCGTTACATTACCAACACTCATAAAATTCTTTACGGTAATATTGTTAAGTGTAATCATAGGGAATTATAAATGTCTACTAGGATCTTTTTGTTTATCATTTCGCTGTCTACAGCGTTTAAACTATTGTACACTATCTGGTCTACATTCTCAACCTCGATATCGTCTACAACTTTCCAATCCTGTGCATGCTCTTCCTTTTTGCTGGGGATCAACGCTATCTCTCTAACGTTGTACTGTTGGCTGAAAGTTTCTTTAATAAAACTTGCTTCTTCGTAACTGATATTGATATCCAATGTAGCACGACAATATGTGTGTTCATTTAGAATCTTTTCAGGTTCATCTATTAGTCTACTCAGAGGCACAGTTCTATAGCGTGGTCCAGGGTAATCAATATACTCTGGAACGCCATTCCATTCTAACTTCATCATGCCTCTATCGTCGTCCCATGTGTCTGCATAGTTGTGACCAAACGGACTACCTAAGTAATGTACATTGCCTTTGGCTTGACGTTTGTGAAAGTGTCCACTAAACACATACTCTGGACCTTGTAGATGTTCTGCATTTAGACTACCGTGATCTGGCATTTCTACCATAGCATTCATTTTAAAGAACGGAAGTTCGAAATGACCAAACATATATCTACACTTGGTCTTTTGTAAATTTTTCCATTCATCTCCTACTAACCAAGGCACAAGTGCAACGTCATCTTGCACTAACATATCTTCAACTAGTGTAACATTATCAAACAATCCTGCATATGGTAAACTGTTTAAGTCACGTTTCTCACGATAGTATAGATCATGATTACCCATGATCATATACACATGTTTGAATGCACGACTGAGTTTGCCTACATTTTCTACACTGTGATTGAGTGTACTAACGTTTACACTTGATCTGTGATGATGCCAATCTCCAAGAAAGATGCAAGTTTCGCAATCTTCACTTTGTTCAATGAACCAATCTACAAAGTCAGCACAATCTCGATTGTGTTGTTTGCTGTTGTTTTTGTTGCCAAAATGTATGTCTGTAAAACATGCGGCTCTATTAAAGAATGTCATGGGTCTCCGTTCAAAGAAGTTATAACTTCTCTTATACTACTGTCGATAATTGAGGATGTCAACCTATATGTTGAAGCCGTGTTCTTTGCGTTCTTTGTCGGCTTGTTCGTCCCATTTAGCACGTTCTGCCATTTCGTGTTCGATTTGGCGTGTCCAACTGGGCATTTGTCCATTTTGTTGTAGTAGGTCATCTCTAATGTTTTGATTACGCTTTTCCAAGTTCAACACTCTTGTAAAACTGTTGGTAACTGCGGCTGTGTAGTAAGCAAATGGGTTTTGACTTTTAAGTTCATTGAACTGTAGTCCAATTTGACTTAGTTGTAGCAGTGCATGACTGCGCATTTCGTCTACATATGTATAGCCACGCCAGTTACTGCGCATACTGTAACGTTCACACAGTTTGATATACATCTTTGCTAGATTGTTTGTGATCTTGCCATGCTGTGTATTAAACTTTCCGTTATCAAATCCACCTTCCCAGTGACTTCTAACACATTCTCTGAGTTCACCATTTACATATGCATAGTGCTTGAATGGAGGGAAGTTACATTTGCTGTGATGATCTGCCACAGTTTTAGGCTTGCTTTTTCTGCCAGGCTCTAGTGGTACATGATCAAATGTCATTAATCTAAACACAAGACTTTTTTCGTCAATTGTGTCTGGGTCTACTTTGTAACTGATTTGTTTGGGTTTTTGACTAGCTTTACGAGCACCATCATACCATTCATGGAATGCAGCTTCGTATGCTTGCACACTCAATTGATGTGCTCTATTTTCTTTAGCTAACTGTATAAATTCTGGATTATTAATATCTTCAATGTTTTCTACTATTACATCAAATCTTGCATACTCGTCGTCTATAACACTACAAAAGGTAAGTTTACTTTTGTGTATCTCTTTGAGCATGTCTTTGTTGTTTAAATAATTTTGTTTCCTCATTGTAGTTCCTTATTTTCTATAGTATAATGTCAATAAACTAAGATGTCAATCAGTACGCATTTAATTCAGCTATAAATACATATATAGGAGAATCCAATGAGATATGTACAACTGACAGAAGATGTGGCTACGGATATTGCTGTTTTTTATGGCGGTAGATTTCAGCCTATGCACAAAGGTCATCATAAAGTTTATATGGATCTAGTGGAACAGTTTGGTTCCTCTAACGTATTTATCGCTACTACAATAGCCAAGAATGCAACACCTGAAAAGGATCCATTTAGTTATGAAGAGAAAACTGGCATTATGCAAAACATGTTTGGTATACCTGCTAAACAAATTGTACAAACTAGTCCATACAGACCTGATGTTAGTTTAACAGGCAAAGACCCTGCAAACACCGCAATTGTATTAGTGTTCAGTGCCAAAGATGCAGGAAGACTAAAAGGCGGAAACTATCTTAGAGATTATGAACCAGGAGCACAAATGGTTCCAGGTGACCAAGCAGGATATATACTAGAAGTACCAATACAAGAAGGTGGCATGAGTGCTACTGATTTTAGAAACGCAATGAAAAATGATAGTCTAAACGATAATCAAAAGATGATGAAGTTTAGAGAATTTTTTGGAAGTATTAATCAACAAGTGTACGAATTTATTAAAGGAAAACTAAATGGCAGTGCTAGCTGAAAATAGAGCGAGACTTACACTTGCACCTGGCGGCGCTTCTCAGAGAAGTTCTCGCAATCAGTTTTACTTTAATGGACCGGCGAGTCCACTGAGGCAACACAATGGTATACTGTTTCCTTATCAGCCTGATATAACTTACAGTCAAAGTGTAAACTATAGTCCTTATGATATGACACACACCAACTATACATTTAATGCTTATAGAAATACACCTAGTCCTACTATACAAATGACAGTACAATTTGCAAGTATTACACAAGAAGAAGGCGAGTACACACTTGGTGCGCTACATTTTTTGCGTAGTGTTAGCAAGATGTTTTTTGGCTTAAATGATCTAGGAGGAAATCCTAGTTCAGGTACTCCTCCTCCCGTACTGCGTTTTAGTGCATTTGGAGAACAACAATTTAACAACATACCTGTTGTATTAGAAAGTTTTAGTACAACATATGATAGTGGTGTAGATCTCAAAGATATTAACGGAACACAAGTTCCTACATTAATGAACTTCTTTATTGGTATGAGCATACAAATTAATCCTGACAGACAAAAGAATGTGTATAGTACACACAATTTTATCAACGGGTCCGGATATAAACAAGGATTCATTTAATGGCAGTTGAATACAAAGCATCAAGCAGTTATAGTAATACAAGTGTTAACAGAAAATACTTGGATCTTTTTCAACCTGTAATTGTACAAGACGAACTTGATCAGGATCAGACAACAATGGTTATTCAACCCAAGCATCATAAGAGACCTGATTTATTAGCATACGATTTGTATGGTAGTAGTAGACTATGGTGGATATTTGTACACTATAATAGAGATACTATCAAAGATCCGATTATGGACTTTAAAAGTGGAACAAAGATTCAAGTACCGAGAACATATAAATCATCAGGAAACAACTGATGCAATCAATATACCAAGATAATGTCCTTAACACATACGACAGCTACACATACAAATGGACCATGTATATGGTACATCCTGTTAACGCACATAAATTCGAAGCTAACATTGCACAAAACAATGTTGTGGTGATTGCTGAAAGTGGTGTTGAAAGTGAAATAAACATACAAAGTGTAGAACAGAATCTTGTGCTTGCTTTTAAAAAAGCCAAAGATCGTAATGGATTAGCAAACATGTTTGTGTTTAATCTAGTAGAACCAGGCGGAGCTACACTTTTCAACAGAATATTAGAAGGTGCAAGACGACTTAGAATAGAAAATCACTTGCATGCATGTTTCCTATTAGAACTTCGATTCGTTGGCTATGATCAAAATGGTAATGCTACTAATAATATTGCAGGTCCTTTTTACTACATGACCACTATGACCGGTCTCACATTTGATTACAGAGAAGGCGCGACACAGTATACAGCTAATCTAGTAGAAACACATCAAGATGCTTATAAAACACTTAACTTATACACCAAGCAACAACTCACAGTGAATAGTGTAAACACATTTGGTGAATTTTTACAGCAACTACAAGAAAAAGTAAATGAACAAGAAAGAGAAAGTACTGCACTTAGTCCAAGTAAACTTTTTAGTACGTTATATAACTTTGGTGCAGTAGACGATACAGCAGAATGGCTCAACTGGAAATTCGGAGCCTCTGCCGCCAGTGGGGACACCAGTCTAAAAAGCACCAGTGTCACAGGTGACGGCACACTTACATTTACTTTTAAACAAGGCACAGGTATAAACACAGCAATTGTAGTAGCTCTGATGCAAACAGATAATTTTAGAAAAATGCCTACATTCGAAGGAGGCTTCCACAAAGATAATGCAGATGATGGAGAAGCAAAAGCACCAACTTTTGCAGAACTTAGCAGTTGGTTTATTTTTGATAACGATACAGAATTTCTAAGATATGATCCAGTAGCTCGTTCTTATCAAAAACGCATCACATTTAATCTCAAAAAGTTTGCAACACAAGAATTAGTACATGATGCAATCAGTTATGAAAATTTAATATTCAACAAAAATATTCAAGAAGACAGACTTAAAAAAATCATCAGAGAAGGACTATTACGCAAACGGTTTGACTACACTCACACAGGATTAAACACAGAAGTCTTAAATTTAGATGTTAGTTTACACAACACTTATTTCCAACTTCAAGCTATTAATCATGGTAAAACAGAAAACAGAGCACAAGGATTTGCTGGTATGAGCGAAGATCAGCAACAGTTGTCTATACTACAAACTGATGTGCAAGAAATAAAAGGTGATCTTAATGCACTGAATGCAAGAAAAAACATACTAACTAAAGAACTAGAAAATTTAGATGAATATCAACTTGCTAGTGATGTAGGCGGGCAACAACAAGAACTTGCAGAAATAGATCAGCAAATACAAAAGAAAGAAGAAGAATTAAGTTTAGCTTTGATAAGTGCAACTGAGTTGGAAAAAATACTTAATCAAGATATTAAAGGATCTAGATTACCGCCTGTTGCAAGAAGATACATAACACAAAGTGAAGTTAGAAAAAATAATAAAGCATTTGAGCAAAAAGGCGAAGACATGCCCACGGTGTTCGACACAGGCCCTGTCACAAGCAATGCTACTGTAGGACCTGATGATGGGGATACCGCAGGTGCTGCAATGTTGGGTGCAGTTGAACTAAATTTAAACAGTTTAAGTGACTTGGTTCAACAACAAATACAAGTTAGGGGAGATCCTTATTGGCTAGGTAGACCTAAGGGATCTGAATCGAGACTGGACGGAGCACAATATACCCGCGGCGGCTGTAACTATTTTTTAAATCTAAATTTTCCAACGTATCCTGATCACCAATCAGGATTAATGGATATCAGTGAACAAAACTTTGGAATAATTGGACTGTATCGTGTTACTAGAGTTGATGCTAGTTACAGTGATGGTCAATTTACAATGACACTGGATGCATTCAGAGATACAAACACTAATATTGGGCTAACATATGATATTCTTACTACAGGACTTATTGAAGAACAAGACACAAGAACACAAGCTGAGCGTTTTGCAGCCGAAGCAGATGCAGAAGAACCTCCAGAAGCTGATTTTGGTGCAGGCGACGATACAACTGGAGATGAAACAGCTCCGCCAGCTAGTGCTGACGGCACAGGTGTAGTTACAGAAAGTCAATCAAGTGTAGCCGCAACAAGAACATTACCTATCGATCCTGAACTAAAATCTATACTAGCTAACGCCGGCGCTGCCGCTGGCGTAAATGTTGATGTTCGCAGTGGTGGACAAGATAGTAGCACAGGCTTTACAGGAAGTTCTAGACACAACAACGGAATGGCAGCAGATGTAGCACTCAGAGATAGCACAGGAAGAAGATTAAGTTTAGACAATCCAGCAGATGTTCCTATCATACAAAACTTTATAGCGCAAACCAAACGTTACGGTGCTACAGGTATAGGAGCAGGAAATGGCTACATGGGAGACAACACATTTCACATTGATATAGCTGATAGTGTAGGACAAGGAGCTCCAGGATACTGGGGAGGACAACTAGACAATGGCACATATAGAGCAAGAAATGCACCGCCTTGGTTACGAGATATTTTTATAGGATAAAAACATGAGAAGAAGTGGATTAAACACATTTGCCCAAAGAGTTCCTGACAATTACAAAAATAAAGGTAATGTTTCAGGCTTTAGCAATTTTGAAGGATTGTATATTGGAAAAGTTATCGAAATTGTAGATGATAGATATGAGGGTTATTGTTATGTTGAAATTATAGGACAACAACAACTGTCTAGCACTACTGGCAATCCTGAAGATAGAAAAAATTATGTCAGATGTAGACGAGCCATGCCTTATGGCGGTAGCTATCAAGCCACAGATCACACAAGAAGCTATGGTATGAGTACACACCCGCCTGCTCCTGGAACAGAAGTTATAGTTGCATTTACAACAGAAAATCAAGAAGGCATTATACTTGGAATTCTAGCAGATACAGGAAGAAACAGCAGTTATCCTGACAATGCTGCTGGTTTTGTACAAGGCGAAGACAATTCAGTTGCTCCTACATTTGACCAAGGCGTAGGCAAGAGGCAAGAAAAGAACACTAGACCTAGACATCCTCTTGCTGGTGCATTAGGAAAACAAGGACTACAGCTAGACAGTGTTCGAGGACTCAGCAGTAGCAGTGCTAGAAGAGAATCACCTAGTAATGTATTTGGGTTTAACACTCCTAGCGGTCACAGTTTGGTACTTGATGATGGTACAGTAAGTAAAAGTGAAAGAAGTTTAAGTCCTGATCCTAATAGACAAGCAGGTAATAGTAATTTAGTGAGACTGCGCAGTGCTGGCGGCGCTCAAATGTTGTTCAATGATACTGCTGGTATTGTTTACGTAATTAATCAAGCAGGCAACAGTTGGGTACAACTAAGCAGTGATGGTAAAATTGATATCTACAGCCAGGGTGATATTAGTATGCACACTGAAACAGACTTTAACTTGCATGTAGGCGGCGATTTTAATTTAGATGCCGAGTGTGTGAATATTAAATCCAGAGGCGATTGTGGAACAAAATTTGAAACTGTTACAGGTGAGTTTAATTTACACAGTGCTAAAGATATTAAATTCACCACAGACTTAAATCATCATCTAGTTGCCAAAGGCACAAGTAGAACAACTGCTCCATTGATAGACTTAAATGGTCCTGCTGCAACGGCGGCAACAAAGACCACAAACAACAACATTACAGTCAACAAAACAGTAAAGCAAAGTATTACTAGCAGAGTTCCAGAAGCTGAACCTTGGGGAGGGCATGCCGAACAACAGACTCCTATTGCAAGTTGTGCAAGTACTAATCTAGACCTTAAAGGTGTTGACATAGATCTCAGTAACATTAATAATACTAATAAAGATTCTAGCAATCGAGTTGGACGTAGATCTGGTTCTGGAGTAACAGACGATGGTTTTGACAGTAATGCAAAATATCCATCTTATGCACCTCCAGGCACTACTCCTAATTTAGATGACGAAGATTCTGAAAATGTAGGAGTAGCTGTAGGAGCATTAGTTGCTGAGGAAGAACTGAGATTTGGTACGACACAAGATAATCAAGTATACGGTACTCTCAGAAGTGCTACACCTGAAGAACTTAATGTTAATCCTAGAAAAGGGAGACCTTTTTAATGGCACTTGAACAAGTTGATAGAAAGTTTCAAATTGTATGGGAAGATTTTATTGTACAAAATACATCATTGTACAATACTCAGTTGCTATTGTCAGATTTGACTGCAAGTGACGATTGTAAACTTACTGCACTTAATTTTAGTAGATACAACGGATATGTTGGCACAGGTTACGGAGAAAGTTCAACCAGTGATGGTGTAACTGAACAACAAGCATATGATATTTGGGACAGTGAATTTAATAGATATCAAAAAATTGTAAAAAAACAATTGATTTCTAAAAATATTGTGCAAATGAGCCAAACAATGTATGATGCGCTTGTGTTGTTCAACTGGACAACAGGCAATTTATTTTACAGCAATGCTACTGAAGGTCAGTACAACATGACCAACGCAATTGTAACAAAAGACACAGATACAGTAGCAAACATGATGTCGAGAAGTGTTTTAAACAAAGAAAAGTGTATGCGTTGTGCTAGTGTATTGAGGCTTGCAGACTACGGAAACAATAAAAACAGATCTTGGATGCGCACCAACGGCATATACTACATGAGAGATCAGAATGAAAAGAACTTGCTGACTGACGCACAACTCAAACGTGCAAGATTTGCATACTATGCAGAGACACTGAAGTTTTTACCATTTACTCCTGAAAGTATTAAACGAGACATTGCCAAACGCTACAATAAAACCCTTGTCAATCAAACATTCACATACAGCGGAACTAACACCTTTACTATGGATACTAATTTTAGCATGGATCCAATTGAAAAACTAGAAGTAAGACTCAACGGAGAGATACTAGATCACTTATTTGATTTTACAGTGAGTGATTTAGTTGTTACTATCACAAAAAACATGACAAATGGCGATATTATACGTACTCAGATCAAAATATAAAAAGTAGCAGTTAATTTTGCCATAAATATTAGTATGGCAACATACATCGGATATAGCACAATAGACACAGTCACAGGCAGTAAAACATTGGAAGATGTTGATATTGCAAAACGTGACTTGATGAATCATTTTTACACTCGCAGAGGCGAACGTGTAATGAATCCAACATTTGGTAGCATACTACCCGAGTTGGTGTTTGAACCACTGGATTATACAACAGAAGCAGAAGCACTAGACGATGTGAACAGAATAGTGACCAACGATCCTAGATGGAAAGTTATAGAAACACTATTGAACAAGCCCACCGAGCATACACTAGAAGTGCGTGTGAGAATGGAATATATTGATACAGGAACAGCAGAAGAACTGTTGTTAACATATGTAGGTGAAGAATAATGGCACAAGGCGCAAGACAGAGCAGTTTATTTGCTGCTGAAGATTTCAGCGTAGTGTACGAAAGTTTTAGTGAAGCTAATTTTCAGGCTTATGACTTTGAAACTATTCGTAACGCTAT